CGGTAGTTCCAAGGTCAGCTGCCAGCTCTGCTAGGGCAGTGTCGACATCACCTGCGTTATCCTCAATCAGCTTGGTGAGGTCTGTCTCTAGTGCAGATAAGCCTTCCGTGAACTGTTCTGACAACGCTTCCTTGGTCGTGTCGAGTTCTGCTAGGAGTGCTTCCTCGGTAGTTCCAAGGTCAGCTGCCAGCTCTGCTAGGGCAGTGTCGACATCACCTGCGTTATCCTCAATCAGCTTGGTGAGGTCTGTCTCTAGTGCAGATATTGCACCCTCGAGGGTTCCTGTAGCGGCGTCTACAATACCCTGCACGTCATCTGTGCTCAGGTTGTTCATACCTTCAAGGGCTGTGGTTATCGCAGTGTTCACGTCTTCTGAAGATAGGTTCTCAAGGCCCGAGATAGCATCGTTAATAGCAGTGCTGACGTCTTCTGGGGAGGCTCCAACCGGCAGTGCATCAACAGCGGCTTTTACGTCGTTAACCGCTTGGTCAATAGCCGCCACTTCCAACCCGAGATCACCCAATGCGTCGATCATGTCGCCCTTGACGGTCTCCAATGCCTCTTTCATCTCATCAGACACCCCGACTTCTCCAGTGAAGTTGTCAAGGATGTTCATGATGGAGTTGTAACGTGCAGTGGGTAGGTTTTCCTCTGCCCTACCGGCAAGGTCGGTCTCCATGTACTGGCCGATTAAAGCCTGAATATCGGCGTCGGTCGGGCGAGATAGCCCCAAGTCCGCATAGGCTGCGCTAACCTCATCGGCGTCAACCATGCGTGGGTCTACGTAGGTCTCAACACCTGTCTCTGCAGCAGTTGCAAAGTCTGCTTCGCCTTGGCCTACAAAGTCCGCTACTTCGGCATCTGTGGGGTTGTACCCAAGGTCTTCGTAGAACTTACGAGCTTCAGCCTCGGTGACCTGACGAGGGTCTATGTATTTGTCGATTGCTGTTTTCTGCTCTGTTTCGGGTTTAGCGCCGACAAACTGGTCGATCTGCGCCTTCGTAGGTGTGAACCCGAGGTCTGTGAAGAACTGCTCTGCTTCGTCGTATGTCGTTGCCTTTGGATCGTACTCTGCAGCGATGTCAACAACTGCATCAGCTTCGTTTTTCTGCCCTACGTACTCTTCGGCTTGCTCGTCAGTGAGTGTGATACCCTCTGCAGCGGCTGCGGCTTTGACCTCGTCTACGTCTAGGAATCGTGGGTCTACATAAGCCGCTACCTCGGCGGCGAGGTTGGACTCATCCTTCTTCCCTGCAAACGCTTCGATCTCCGCATCAGTAGGTGTGAAGCCGGGATTCTCAGTCACGAACATCTCACCCGCTTCAGTCGTCGTGACGTACTGGGTGTCGTAGGTTGTATTCAGCAGGTTGTTGAGGACTTCATTGTCCGAGATACCCATATCCTGCAGGACTTGCGTAGCATTGGCTGCGCTACCAGCGTTTGTGATGGCTTCTTTTACCGTGGGGTTCGTGGTGAGGAGTGCATCTGCAACCGCGTTACCCGTATAGAGACCCCCAGCAACACCCGCACCGGTTATCTTACCTAGCACAGCAGCTTCGGCTACCGACCCAACAACGTCATAGGACGGGTCAATCTGGTGTAGGGTAGTGCCGATATATAGCTGCGGTAGGGCTTCCTCGATACCTTCGGTAACGCCCTCTTTGATCGTTACCTTAGCGCCGTCTTTTACCTGCTTCTTGATGGCATCGTAAGACTCTGCGAAGAACTCACTGCCTTTATCCCCAAACAGTGATTTGGAAAGTGCCTGACCACCGACACCCATGGTCGCAGCGAGCGTGATAACCGCAATGCTACCAGCCTTCTGAGCAACGTCCATAGCGTAGTCAGTAGCTTCTTGATCCGACATACCCGTGTTCAGGGCAGTGCTATAGGCCTCATCAAATGCACCTGCAGCCGTACCACCGAAGGCTTCCGCAGCATCAAGGCTTACGCCGGTGCCAATAGCTACACGAGCCGCCACTTTCTTGGCTTGAGCCTCGCCCGCTTCCAGAAGAAGTCGTTTGGCTACGTTACCTGTACCACCGGACGCAAGTAGGATTGGAACTTCCTGCAGGAGTTCGCTCACTACGTTCTCTGAAATCCACTGCACAGGGTGGTCTTTGATGTTCCCGAAGATAGCCGCCGTTTTCAGGTACGCTTTTTGCGCCGTAGACGGTTCTTTGCCGGGGTTGGCCGCACGCCATTCAGCATCGTAATTAGCTGAATTAGCCTGCATTTCTTCCGCAGCAGCCTTCCACTCGTCAGACTTCATGTCTCCACTGAGGGAGATCATGTTTTTGGCAGTACGACCTAGAGCGTTATTGGGATTTGCACCTGCAATGACAGCCAACCCTGCTACAGCCTGCAGGATTTCACCACCTGCACCGACGGCGATACTACCTGCGTTGCCCAGACCACCACCTGTTCCTTCGTTCAAGTAGTTGTATACTGTTTTGGCGTTCTCGTAGGTCGGAGTGATAAGGTACGTGTCCAGCAGACGCCCTGCTTCGTCCCCCAACTCAGCAATCTGCGCAATCGTGGAGTTCGATATTCTGCCGTCAGGTCGTGACTGCGCAGCGTTAATCATCTCAGGAAGTGTAGCGCCCATAGGACGAATTTCTATCCGGAGTGCATTGGGATTACTTACATACGAGGAGGAAGATTTAGTAAGCACACCGCCGATTGCATCGACTAATTCTTGGTCGATTGCGGCAACGTTACCCCCACCACTGGTGATAGCGTTCGTGGAGTAATCAGGTACTTGCCACTTTACTTCGTTCCCAACTTTTGACAGTTGGGCTGACCCTGTCACGATGTCGGTGATCGTCACACCATCTGCTTTACCGTATGCAGTGGGTAGGACGCCCCCAAACGGCGTCGCTTCGGTTATTGCATTGTTGGCTTGTTTGACAAGGCCATCAAAGTCTAGGCCGGTTATGCTACGAATATCAGTTACGTTTTTATCGACCACGTCGTATAGGGCGACGAGCTGGTCGCCGTCCAACTCGTTGATATTAAAGCCTGCAGCGGCGGCGACTTGTTGTCCAAGTGTATCCTGTGCACGGTTGAGAACCTGTGCGGTACCGTCTCGGTCGGTTGGTAACTTCTGCCCCTGCTGCAAGAAGTGGTCGTACACATCAACGTCCGCATCGAGTCCGTTTAACTTCCGGTAGGCGTCTTCGTCGAAGTTAGGGCGTAGGGACAGGGCCACGGCCTTATCTGCCGCAGACAACTTGGGCTTCAGTACGGCGTCGAGGTCTTCCGTCTTCGATACGACCCAACCCATAGCGTCGTTATAGTCCGCTTCCAGATCGGCGATCTTGCCATTGTTACTGTTGAACGTGGCCTCAGCGTTAGCCAGCTGGTTTTTGTAGTTCTTGTTGTAGTCTGCCTCTAGCGCCCTAGCATAGTCGTTGTATTTATCTGCAGCTGTGTTGGCGGCGTTGGCCCCCGCCTCTGAAGGGCTTTCGTTATACGCCACTACCGCGGCATCGTACGCTTTCTTGAGGCGGTCTTGCTCTTGTACCTTGGCGGCGAGGCCCGACTGCAGACTGTTGTATCTGTCAGCAGCGTTTTTGGCAGCTTCAACAGTATCGTTAAGCGCTTTCGCTTTAGCCTCTGCGGCGTCGTACGCGCCAGTTACTTTATCAATCGCTTTGTTGACTGGTTTGTCGACGATAGTCTTGAGCGCCTCCGCACCTGCAGCGGATATGGACCCGAAGAAGGCCTCACCAGCACCGTCTGGGTTTCCTGCTATGGCTTTGGAGACCGCTGCGGCAGTGGCGTTGGTCAGGATCGCGGCTTGAGCATCACTGAACCCCGCATTCTCTTTCAGGAAGTTGTTCATGGCGTCACCGACGCCAGAGTATTTGGCAACGATACTGCCCATCTGTGTTTCAGACAGGTTGCCACCCTCTAGTTCTGCGGCGAGTCCCGCGAAGATCGTATCCTTAACGCCACCCTGCAGGTCTTCAAACTTGGAGCCATACTGTTCCTGCATGGTCTCGCTGATTTTACCCATGCCTGCAGCGATACCCGCTTGCAAACCACCAGTGGCGAACGCCTTTAGTGGGTCTTGTCCGTACACAAGTGCAGTGGTTGCAGATTTAGTGCCAGCCCCTACGATGTTTGCTACGATGGCGGACCCGCCAGCATCAGCTACCGCTTTAGTCGCAAATTGGCCCGCCGTGGAGCCTAGCTTACCGCCAGCGTAGGAGATAGCCGCGGCTTTTACCGCATCCCCGAGGCTTCCTCCATTCGCTAGTGTAGCTGCGCCATCAATTAGGGGAATCGCCCATGCGTTACCAGTAGCAATAGCTGCAACAGTAGCAATAGCCTTAATGGGGTCATCAAGGACGTACTCGATTACGTCGCCAACGCCTCTAACAACGGGTTCGACAATCTCGTCAACAACCCACTCGATAGCATCGCCAACAGCGCCAACAACGTTTTTAACGACTTTTGCGGCACCCTTTACAACTTTTTTGACGACCTTGACGACTGCTGACATGCTACATCACCTCAGTAAGGGGTATCTCACCCAGAGTTACGAACGCTTTAGAGTTACCATCAGACAACCGCCCTACAGCAATCTTCGTGTCCGCACGATCTGCATACCGTTTCCACGCTTGGAACGCGCTGTCGTATATAGCACCATCGTACTCAGACACGTATCGCCTTACGCCTATATCTTGCAGGTGTGTGAAGTATCGCAGTCCATTGGCGATGAAGTTCTGCGCGGTATCCACGTTGAACGCACGGCCCCACATCAGGTCTTTTTCCTTACCTGTCCCTCGGTGCGCTAAAAAGACAGTATTGCCAGACTGCATCATGTCCGCATCTTCCATGGTCATCTCTTTGACGATACTCGCTAGGGCCGCGGTTGGAGATATGCCACCAAGGTCCAGTTCACTGACAACCATGCTGATGATAGTAGGGGCGGGTAGCGGCTCTTGTTTGCTATCTACTACAGTGACCATCTTACACCTCCGTCGAGAATAATGCAGCAGAGTAGATGTTACCCATACCTGCGGCTAGGCTGATGAACTTGTCACCGCGCACGGGGGTATCCTCAGACACGAAAACGGGATCAGAATCCGTACGGTTCTGAATTGCGGGTAGTCTACCAGTTTCAATGTCTCTAAGCATGAGAGCAGTCTCCAACAATCCGCTGGCCCCCATAGTGTGTCCGATACGTGGTTTGTATGAAGTTGCTACAAACTCGGAAAGCGTTCGAGTGAGGGCCGTTTTTTCTGCAGCATTGTTGACTGGCGTACCAGTACCATGCGTTTTAACCATGTGTACACTATCTGCAGGGGTTTTGGCTACCCATAAAGCGCCTTCTACTGCCTTGCTGTACCCAGCGCCGTCATCCCGTTGACCCAGCGGGTTAGTGTTATCTTCCGCTGCACTGTACGCACCGAGGAATTTGGCCAGCGGTTTTGCTGCTGGTTCCGTCTCAAACACCGATAGCACTGCGCCCTGCCCGAGGTAAAACCCTTGGTTTTTGTTGTCAAACGCGGATGGCTGCATGTCTTGGTCTGCTTGTATGCTCGCACCCGCTTCGCCGAAGAACTCTAGTGATAAGTTGTTTACAGCATCTTCCCCACTCAAGACGATAACCCGAGTGAAGCCGTAGTTGGTTACGAGGTTGTAAACGTCCATCAACACTTTGAGGCTCGACGCACAGGCGCTTGCGTCCGTAGATACGTGGTCGACCGGACCGAACATACTGGCAATGCGCCCTGCATAGATGTTGGTCAGCACAATAAACGGTACCTTGACCTTGTAGTGTAGCTCCGCCTCGGGGTTCTTGTCGTAACGCCCGTTGTTACCCATCCAGCCTTGGTTGCCTGCAGCAAAGATAAAGGCTGTCTTACCTGATGTTTTGTTGTTCCGTACGTATTCCCGTACGTCTTGTGTGACAACACTCTCGAGTAGCTTATGTGGGGGGTAGGACATACCAGACTTGGCCCGCCGGAACGTCTCAGGAATGATGTGCGCACGTTGCGGGTATTTGATGTCGTCCACTAGGGTAGTGGTTTCGGCGTATGCGGTTTCGCAGCGAGTCATATATATCATTTCACTGCCCTCATGGCTTCGTCCACGGATTCGAATGTCTTGACTTTGTGCTCGTCAATGAAGTCCTTGGCATCCTGCAGTGTTTCAAGTTTGGGCGGACTATCCGCCACTTCTTCGGGGATACCGTGCATATCACCCAGCGTCATAAAGATCAGAGCATAGTCCAGACTATCTAACCCAAGGTCTGTCAGCACCGCATCCATACTGTCGGGTTTAACGTAGTCATCTAGTGTCGGTTTGCACTCGCGCACTACCGCATCAAATAGTTCTATAAAGTCCATTACGCACCTCGTTTGTTAAGGGTGCTCATATCCTACTGCAGGAGCGCACCACTTACAAGTTACTGACGAACGACACAGCCACAACAGCTGAGGGTATTCCCGGATGCGGAGCTGTAGCTGCCTCGGTGTGTAGGCTAAGTGCAATGTCATCCGTGGCCCAATACATCTCGATATACTGCCCTGCGGTAAGGTCTATGGAAAAGCTCCAATATACCGATTTGTCTCCGTTACCTTTGACCGTCTGTTTCTGTGCGCCGTACGGCACGTCAGTACCATTTTTGTTGATCCAAGTCCAAATCTGGACGTTTGATGAGTTTGTGTGTTGCGTCGTCAACGTGACTTGGAAGTTATATACACCGTCTGCCGACACGGTAATCCGAGTGCTGTCTACTCCAGCAATGCTGACACCGTTACCTATATAGGTGTTCTCGAACTCAACCGGATAGCCGGTGTTAATCAACGTAGCCGCCTGATTTGTGGTGCTGTAAAACAACCCTCGGGGCATGTAGAGAACTTTACCACCGTCATTTGTGCTCAACAGTGAATTAACCGTGGTTGTAAGCCCGTTGAAAAACAGACGCAGCACGTTGAACGTCTGGTCCATAAAGGGTCGGTTGTACTGCTCTGTTGGTAGTGGGATCGCAGGCGGGACTGGCTTTTGTATCTGGTTAGCCATCACCGCCTCCCATCAGGGCGCATGTCGATTCGCGGTGCACCCAGCTGCCATGTCACACCTTCTTCAGTGGACTCGACTTTCATAGCCATCTGACGGCCCCGCACGCGGGTGAAAATCTGCCCAGTGAACGCCTCGATAGGCAGCACGGCGGAGCGCGATACAGTCCGACTGTTACTACCCCCTACCGATGCGGGGTTGTTGTATCCCGAACCCGAGTTAGCCATAGGTAGCAGGGTCATAGTGGCGCTAGGTGCCGCAGCTGTAGAACCATCAAAACGGATGTCAGGCAAGATACGCCATACGAAGGCAAACTGGTGCCCGTCTTCGAGGTCAAACTCTGCCGAGGCTACATAGGCGTGGATTGGGAGTGTAGTTCCAGTCTCGTTGTCATCCACACCCGATTCATGGTCCACAAGGTTGTTGCTATACGTAGCGGCCAGTGGGTGATCTCGAAGACCAGAGTCCAACCATGCAGTGCGAGACATCGTACCATAATACCAAACGTCTTCGAGGTAGTTGTACACAACGTACCGGTCACTCTGTGTAGCATCGTTGGAGCAATAAAACCACCACACTTCGTGGAAAGACTCGTTTGTACCTGCAACAACCTGATCGTATTGTTGTGTATTCAGGTCATCGAAGATGAATTTGCGCAGGTCGCAGCGGAGCGGCTGCACGCGACCATCATACTTGTAGAACTTGTCCTTACCCATCCAGTAAGAGACACCGTTGGCGTACGCTACAGCGTTCTGACCAGCGATAGAGATGTTTTCACCCACCAACTGCGCACTCCACACAACGGGAGCCCCTACATACTGCAGGGCGTATAGGGCAGCATCAGTCCACACGAGCACCTCTTGGCGAGACTGTTTCGCTGTTACGATCTCACTGCCTCGAGAAAGCGTCAGGAACCCAGCCTGCGACGTTACTGAGGGGGTCCAATCGACCGCGCTACCTTGGTCAGACCAACGCACAAGCATGGGGTTGACGACGGCAGTGCCAAAGTCATTTGCACCGAACGCAAAGACAAACCTGTTTATGTCAGATATTTCAAGCAAGCGCTGTGACGTCGGCACGTCAGACGCACCGGACAGACTCGATAGCGCAACGCCTCTTGCGTTTGTACCGCTTGTTGCATCCCAGTAGTAGATCGGACCGCCGCGGGGACCGAAAATGAGGTCTTCCCCAAAGTTACTTTGACTCCACAGACGAATATCGTTGGTAGAAGTAGCCCCGATACCCCACGTACCTGAACCCCAGAAAGACGCACCCCAACCGGTTTGAGGTATCGCAAACGCAGCACCAGTGTTGATTTGGTAGGCTGCGGTGACCGTTCCCCCACCCGTCGCTGTGCTCGTAGCAGGAGTACCCACGTCAATCGTGTATTCGTTGGTCGTTGTGGTGAGAGTGATCTGATATTCGCCGTCTACCGTAACACCACCTACAGCAGTAGCGCCACTGAACGTGACAAAGTCATCGTCTGTAAATCCACCGTTTGCGTCAGTCACCACAACGATGGGCGACCCTACTGTGGTTTCAAACGGATCAGTCAGCACCACAGTGTCTCGGAGAGGTGTGATGTCGTTATATGCACCGCCCTGCTCTAGGTAGAACTTCAGGTTCGTGCCGACCCCGATAAGGTTCTGACTGCCTAGTGTTACCCAGTTCCACAAAGAACGGCACACGCCTTGAAACGTGGTACCAGAAATACGTTGCCACCCACCGATCTTCTCGGGAGTACCCTGTCGAAACCGAATCTTGTCGCACTCATACCAACCACCTTCGCTTGTGTAGCGGGTGTTTTCGCGGTTCACACCAGACTTTAGTAGCAGTTTCTTTAGGGGCATATCGTATCCGTTACATATCTAACCCGAATACGGGTGGTGGAGGTACTACTGTAGTAGCAACATTTTGCTGTAAACTCAATGCGAGTCCGTAGCAGCGGCCATCTGGGTACATTCTTACCGACATAATTTCTCATGCGTTTCGTTGTTGGTTATGATGTCGGTGAGCAGCTTGCGGTCATGCTCGATGAGCCACTCCGATGTTCTCAGGCTGTCAAAATATAGCGGGGAGGCTATATCGCAGTAGCTATTCGCCCCGACCTTCGCGCACCCAGCGAGAGGCACGATCAGCAAGGCCGCTGTCATCCAGAACTTCAATCTCATCTTCGATCTCCTTGGCGGTACGCATTGCATCAATGCGCTTTTCAGCCTGATCTGCCTGTACCTTTAGCAGGGCTTTGCTTATGGCGTCATGCCGCAGCTTTAAAAGGGCAGCAATGAATGCAAGTAACCCCAGAGCATACAGCTTTATGCGGGGGTTTAGCGCCAACCAGATGCCCATGCCTTCAACCTTTCACGCAAAATAAATAGAGCCAGCAGTGCTACCATAACGCAGCCAGCCATCGCAATAATTTGAGCCGTTCCGTTCAGCGCCTGAAACGCCGCCACAGCGCCACCTACTGCTGATGCACCCTGCACTACGCTGGCTTGCACGGTCTTGCTCTGTACGGCGTTTGTACGGGCTGTGGTGGGCTTACCTGCCATGACGGGCGTAAGGAACAGATCAACCTCAGCCTCACGGCGGTTGACTAAACCCTTCACGACCTTGCCGCCAGCCTTGCGCCACATGCGAATAGATGTTGGAACACGATCTTTATTGCCAGCATTGAAATGCCGCAGTGCAGAAGACTTACGGAACGCAGTCGGGCCAATGTTATACGCCAGTGAGGTAAATGCGCCGAGCTCATTCTCATTGATTGGTGCAGTGATTGCTGGTGTAATCTCCGCGAGAAACTTCTCGATGGTCTTCTCAAGATACCAGTCAGCTTCGGCCTGCGTGATTTTGGTATCAGGGCCAACCTCAATGAAGCCAGCGCTAGTCGTCAAGCCGTAACCAAC